ATGTTCTCGACCGGCTGGGTGTTTGTCTGGACAAGTTGGAAGGTGCAGGGCCGCTGGGTAGATCAGTTTTCGGCATTTGACTACCCCACAAACATCGTCATTTGGCACAAGCCCGGTGGTGGGATTGGCGACCTGAAGCGAACATTCAGCAGCGACTACGAGGTGGCTCTTGTGTGGCACCGGGGCGCTGAGTTGTGTGGCAAGCGCATCGGATCGGTTTGGACAATCAACAAGGACGGGGCATCAACCTATGTCCATCCGACCCAGAAGCCTGTGGCGCTTGGTGTTGAGGCGATGGACAAGACCACCCGCGCCGGTGATGAGGTGCTAGACCTGTTCGGCGGCTCCGGCTCCACGCTCATCGCCTGCGAAAAAACCAATCGCTATTGCCGCATGATGGAACTTGATCCCAAATACTGCGATGTTATTATTAAACGATGGGAAGATTTTACTGGCAAAAAAGCCAAACTAGAAAATGCCGAACTCTAAGTTGCCACCCGAAATTCACTTGATTCATGGAACCAAAGGCCAGAATCAAGGTGTTAGCCTTCCAGATAATGTAAAGGCTCGGATTCCTATTGCTTACTGGTCAAACAATCCAGAAGAATTTAGCAAAGAAAGATTTGTAAAAGAAACCGCAGACTATCTTTTTGAAGCCTACGGCATTGGCACGGAACAGGATCAGCACACTTTGTGGATGCTTGCAGATCAGATGGCAAATTACATAAACGCCAGAGTTCAACAGGACAAGCATCCTTTGGTCATTAAGATTAACGATGGCAAAACACTTGCACCAAATCCTTTTATTGCGATTGCCAATGAAGCAATGAAGAATGCAATCAAAATCATGGGAGAACTTGGTTTGACTCCGCGCAGTAGATTGTCAAGTTCTAACCTTGGGGAACATTCGCCTGTTAAGAAATTCCTAAAAGGACCGCTTGCGAAATGAAATGGCAGGACGGTGTTGCATACGCTAATGCGATAGCCAAGGGCGAAATTAACGCTTGTGCAGATATTCGGCTGGCTTGCCAAAGGTTCCTAAACCATCTGGAAAACAAAGAGTGGGAATGGGTATTCGATGAACGATTCCCTGCTCATGTTTTGGAATTTACCAGTACGTTGAAACATACGAAGGGTCCGCAAGCAGGGCAACCCATCGTTCTAGAGCCATTCCAAGTCTTGCTAATCTGTGCAATCTATGGATTCCGCGCAAAGCGGGATATATCCAAGCGCATGGTTACAGATGTGATCCTGTTTATTCCGCGCAAGGCTGGCAAGTCAACGCTGACTGCTGTCATTGCACTTTATGAATTGCTGTGTGGTGAGTCGGGCGCAGAAGTCTTTACTTTGGCTACCAATCGTGAGCAAGCCACAATTGTGTTCGACGCTGCGAAGGGCTTTATCGAATATATGCCCATTGAGTTGCAATCGGAGTTCTTGGTTAGCAAGTATGAAATCAAGAAGCGTGGTGATACTCAGTCCATGTTTAAAGCTCTTAGCCGGGACACCAAAAAGACTGGTGACGGTAAGAACCCATCGTGCGTGATTGTTGATGAAGCAGCAGCGATTGTGGATCGCAACAGTGTCGAAGTGCTGCACTCCGGTATGGTGGCGCGTAAGAACCCGCTACGCATTTACATCACCACCGCGTCATTCACTAAAGACACTAAGTTCTTTGAAGATTTCCAGATGCTTAAATCCATTCTGAATGGTGAGGCATCAGATAACCCCCGGTGGTTTGGTCTGCTCTACACGCTCGACTTGCAAGACGATTGGCGCGATCCGGCAAATTGGGCAAAGGCCAATCCTATGCACGGCATTTCCGTGTTTGAAGAAGCTATCCAGCAACGCGCGTATGAGGCACAACACAAGCCAGCAACCCTTAACGAATTTTTGTGCAAGACGCTGAACATTTGGGTAAGCGCCAATAGCGCATGGATTGACAGAGCGCATTGGGACAATGCTGACGCAATCTACGTCACGCCGAGGGAAACACCGGAAGCAGTGTTTATCGGATTTGACTTGGCAGCAACCCGAGACTTAAACGCCGTCTGCACATTGAAAAGATTTGATGAACAAGACTATGAGGCAGAGTGGAAATTCTTTTTGCCGGAAGATGCACTGCAATACATTCCAAAGCATTACATGGACATTTACCGAATGGCTATCGACAGTGGGCTATTGAAGCTGACTGAAGGCAACGTCATGGACGATCGCGAGATTTCAGACTACATCCGAATGCAATGCGAGAAATGGGAAGTGCGTGAAGTCGGATATGACGCATACAACGCTGCATCGATGGTTGCTAGACTGCATGATTCTGGAATCCCCGTTAAAAAGGTTGGGCAGGGAATGGCAGTGCTAAATAACCCGTCAAAGTATGTAGAAAAGTTGATTCTTAATCAGAAAATCAAACATAACGGCAATCCGTTTATTGGTTGGCAATTGAGTAATTGCGAAGTGTATACAGATGTCAACGGAAACATTAAAATTCGTAAGAATGAAGCAGATAAGTCTGCAAAAGTAGATGGAATAATTGCACTAATTATCGCGGCACATTGCAGTCTTGATAACCCATTTGTGTCTAATAGCTTTGGGTTCCGAGCATTCTAAAGGGTAAAAAATGGCAATCCTCGACATTTTCAAGCGCAAGAAAACTAGCGAATCCAACACCGTATTGGGCCAATTGCAACTAGGCAACCAAGTTGTCTACAGCACTAACCAACAGCAACCTACTGCTACACAACTGCTGTATGTCACAACGTCTAGTACGACGATTGCTGGCCGCGCAATTGATATGTCGGCACTTACTCGCAACAGCACCATCATGGGCTGTGTGGGCGTTAAGGCTAGGGCATTGGCTCAATGTTCGCTGAGTGTGGTTGCCAAGAATGAAGATGGCACTTTTGTTGATGCAATCAAAGACCCGAGCGTAGGAACCCGCGACAAAAACAAAGCAAAGCAAATTCTCGCACTGCTGCAAAACCCTAACAACTTCCAGAGTCAATATGAGTTCTGGTATCAGTGGTCGATGTGGCAAGATTTGGCTGGCGAATCGTTCACACTCTGGTGGCGCAAGGATCAGAAAGACCCAAGCCAGACCCCAATTGAAATGTATAACCTCGACGCTACGCTGATTAGCGTTGTGCTGAGTGCTACCCGTTATCCGGTTTATCGCCTGTCAACTCCCGCGTATGGGTTTACTAAAGACCAACCGCTTGAGTCGCATCAAGTCATGCACATTAAAGAGGCGGCATGGCAGGGTTCGTCGGGTTTCAACAAAGGCATTCTGGCAACGGAACTTGTCGCGTTGGATCAGGACATCGACGTATACGCAAACTTCATCATGCAAAACGGTGCTAAACCGTCGGGCTTGTTTATGACAGAACAAGTTATTCCGGATGCAAAATACAAAGAAATTGCGGCTCGACTAAAAGAAGCGTGGAATCAAATGACTGGCTCGCGCAATGTTGACCAGAGCAAGGCGGGTCAAGGGATGCTGCTAGACCAAGGCATGAAATATCAGCCGATTGATATGCTGACGCTGCAAGACGCACAAACCGCAGAACTCAAGGTGCAAACCATGAAGCGTATCTGCGGTCTATTCGGTGTGCCACCCGCAATGCTTGGCATTCAAGACCAAAAATACAACAATACTCAAACGATGCTGGATGAGTTTTATAAGACCACGATGTATCCAATGATTATCAACATTGAACAAAAGTTGAAACAGCATTTGTTTAAGGGTTATCCTAATTTGCATATTCGATTTGACACCAAAGATTTTGTCAAAGGTGCTGCACTGGATCAGATGAACTTTGTTGTTGCTGGTGTTAATGCTGGAATCATGACGCCAAATGAGGCGCGTGAATATTTGAACATTGCCAACATTGATGGTGGTGATAGTTTGAAAGATGACAGTAAAGCTGCGACTCCGATTTCTGGAACTAGCCCGCAGGATACTGGTGGCGGTGGCGGCAGTCAGTCCCGCAAGATGAATATTGGCAAAACATGATATCTACAAAAATTGCACTGGCATGGCTCGCTAGTCAGAAGCGCAAGCCTAATGGTATTATTCCTAAAATTGATACCACTACCCATAAGATAACTGACGATAATCAATCCATTAAGGATGGGGTGGTAAATGAAAACTCTAAATCTAATCTGCGAAGCGAAAATCCGGGTCCAAGAAGGCGCGGACGAAAGTCAAAACTGCGGCAAGATTGAGGCGCGTGTTACGACTTGGGGTGCGCGTGAAGGCGCAGATGGTCGCCGCTTTAACTATCAGCCGGAAGGCTTTAAGGCTTGGTGCGAAGAATTCCACGCTACTGGCAAACCGCTTCCAATGTTCCTAAACCACAACGACATGGGAATGCCTATGGGCGAGTGGAACGAATTTGAATTCGATGCTGAAGGCATGACTGCCAAGGGTCGTATTTATATGAATACCGTGGGCGGCAGCGATCTTTATTCAGTGCTAAAAGAGTCGCCGGATATGTTCGGTGGTGTGTCCGTGGGTGCATACGCCGAGGAAGCAAAGATGGTTGATGCTGACGGCAACGATGCTGAACCGGACTCTGATGAAGCCTACTTTCAAATCACAAAGGGTGGACTGCGTGAAGTATCCGTAGTCATGTACCCCAACAACCCCAAAGCGGAAATTCAAAAGCTGGAATTCTTCGACGCAGAAGGCCAGTTGAATCCGCGCAGTCTTGAGAAGGTCTTGCGTGACGCAGGACTTTCAAAGAAGGATGCGACCACCGCGTCCAGTATCGTCAAACGCGCCCTAACGGAACGTGTTGACGCTGCACCAACTCCGGGTGAGCCGGATGCGGTGGTAATCGAAGCCGAAATCCTTGCTGCGTTGGATCGACGCAACTTGGAGAAGGCACTTCAAAAACGCATTCAAAAGGGTAATTAAAATGGAAAAAATTATTGAAAAGCTCGATCAAATCGAGTCGGCAAATGTTGCCGCTGTTGAGTCGGTGAAGGCTGAAGTCGCCACCACTCTGGAAACCGTTAAGGGCGAAGTCGCTGAAAAGATTGCTGCTCTGGAAGCCAAGGTTGCATCGGTTTCGGCTCCGGCAATTATCAAGACTGCCAAGACTGTTCGTGCTGATGTGAACCGCATGGTTGCTGAACAACTGCGCGACTTCACCAAGTCTGCTCGCGCTGTCGAAAAAGAAATCAAGATGTTCGAGGACGAAAGCCAGTATGAAGCGTTCTTGAACGAAGCCTCGGCCCTGACGGGTTCGGGTGCTGGCGTTGGTGGTCGTACTGCTTACGATCCGGTTTTTACCCCGCTGCGTCTTGAAAACCCGCTGCGTGGTTGTTCGCGCAATGTCTCGACTGATGGCGCAACCTATCAGTTCCGTGCCAAGGTTGGTGATGCTGGTGCTGCTTGGGGTTATGCAATCCAGAACAACGGTGCTGCTACCACTGAAGCAACTAACATTTGGCAACTGACGCTGCAAGACTTGAACGTGCAATTCCCGATCCGTACGGCTGCGCTGGATGACATCGACGGTTTGGAAAGCAACGTTGTGGTCGATATGCTGCGCGAATTCTCGCAAGCTGAAGCCCTGTCGATGATCCAGAACAATGATCAAGGTGCTACCTCGCTGCCGTATGGTGGTTCTAACGGTCTACGCGGTCTGGATCAGTACGCTGGTGCAAACTCGACTTACACTGGCGGCACGATTTCTACTGCTGCTTTCGGTACGTCGGGTACGGGTTCGTCGAGCGGTCTGCATAGCCTCGCAACGTATGACCAGTTGACCACCAATGCGAACACCGTTGGTGCTGCCAACATCACTTTCCAAGACGTTATCAACTTTATCTACAATCTGCCGCAACAATACTGGTCGCCGTCCACGAAGTTCCTGATTAATCCGATTCTGCTGTCGCAAATTCGCGGTCTGAAGGACAGCCAAGGCACTCCGATTTTCGAGCGTATGTCGCCGATGGAAACGGACGGTATCGTTGGTCGTATGCTTGGTTTTGATGTGGTTGTTAACAAGTATGTTGATAACCCGTCGCAATCGACTACGGGTTCGGCTGGCACGAATAGCCTGTATCCGATGTACTTTGGTGATTGGTCGCGTGGGCATACCATCGTGGATCGTCTGAACATGGTTCTGCGTCGCTACGACCAAACTCTCCCCGGTTTTATCACGTTCTTCGGGGAAAAGCGTCTTGCAACTTCGGTGGTTGATCCGTTCGCAATCATCCGTTATCGCTCGACTGGTACTGCAACCTAAGCTGGAAAAAAAGGGCGGGGAAACCCGCCCTTTTCTCCTTACAAGGAATAATCATGAATCCAATTCTTGAAGCCGTAAAAACTGCGCTGGTGGATGGCGAATCGACTGTCAATTTGCGCGAAGCCTCTACTCTGACCAGTTCGGGTTCGGGCGTTGGTGGCCGCGTCATTTATGACGATGCTTTTGCTGCACTTCGCTATGCAAACCCTCTGCGTATGTATAGCCGCGTTATCACCAGCAATGGTTCGGACCAAGCATTTGTGGTCAAGACTGGTAACGCAACTCAATTGCAATCGGGTACTAATAACCCGTGGGATTACACAGTAAAGACTGATCTTGGCAATGAAGGATCGTCTTTCTGGCAAATTAGTATGAAATGTATCAATGCCGTTGTGCCAGTCCGTACCGCAGTGCTGGACGACATTGACGGTTTGGAAGAATCGCTGATTGCTGATATTGCGCTGGAATTCGCACAGCAAGAAGCCCTGTCGATGATGCTGAACAATGATTCGGGTTCGGGTACTGCTACACCGCAAACTGGTAACAGTTACGGTCTGCGCGGTCTGAACTTCTATTCTGGCTCGACCAGTGCTGCATCGTTCGGCACTAGCGGTTCGGCTACTACCAATGGTCGCCATACCATGCTGCAAGTTTCGCAGTCCTATCCGACCAGCATTACTTACGATGAATTGGTTTCAATGGCATCTGCGCTGCCCGCTCAATACTGGAACAATCCTTCGACTGCATGGATGATGCA